TCGCCCGGCTCCTGGGCGGAGAGAGCTGTACCAGTAGCGAGGGCGAGGCCTACGCCGAGGAGGAGATTCTTAAAGAGTTTCATTGTTGTCTGTATTTATAGTTGGGTATTCTATAGACTATTTAGTAGAGGAAGCCGAAGAGCCAGACGGGGATCGTCTTCTCTCGGGAAAGGTCACCACGCTCAAGCACATAGTAGCGGTCACTGCGATAGCGACCAGCAAGCTCCTCCTCGATCTGAAGGGGATAGTGCCCATCAACTTCAAAGAGAGACACTGAGGAGCGTGAAGAGATACGCGCCTGATGCCCCTTGCTCAGCTGATTGAAGACAAAGGTACGCAGGAGTTCTGAGCGATCGCAAGCCTCTTGACCCAAGACGTGATAGAGATTGGGATTCCCCAGATAGACGATAGCAGGCTTACCCATCTCAGTATCTTCTGCTCGGTAGATCGGTCGTGCGACACGTGCATCAGAGAGATAGCGCAGGTAGTTCACGATCGTACTTCTTGAGGTCTCGATCTCGAGAGCCAGCTGGGAGATATTGAGCATCTGCAGCGGAGGACGTTGCGCCAAGATATAGATCAGCTTACGGAGCTTGTGCAGGAGGCGCTGCTCGAGTTGCTTAATGAAGAGGAGGTCAACCTCCAGTGTCATATTCAGCGTCTTCAGCAGATTCTCCGAGTAAAGACGAGGTTCCAAGTGGAAGGGATAATAGCCATACTCAAGGTAGCGATCCATCCATAGTCCCGGATTAACCGAGGAGAAGATGTCTCCTACTACCTCACTCGTATGCTCTATGATATCATGAAGTTCCAGTGTAGGGAGGGTAATCCCGTTATCCAGCTGAATGAATTCACGCAGAGAGAATCCTGCGAGGTGATAGATCGAAGCGATCGAAGCCAACTCGGGATCTTCCTCTTCGAGGTTCATGACGGCTGAGGCAGTGAAAACAATATGCAGCTCGGGATAGCGGTGGTAGCATTCCTTGAACTCCTCCATCCAGCTCGGATACTTGAAGACTTGATCAAGTAAGAGCCTACGACCGCCTTGTCTGATGAAGTCACCGACAAAGTCCACCAAGCAGATGGTAGTGAAGCTGAACTGATTGAGATTGATGTAGAGGCACTCAGGGCTATCGGGCGCATAGTGACGACGGGCATAGTCAAGGAGGAAGGTTGTCTTCCCCACACCACGAGAGCCACGGATACCGATGATCCGATCCTCCCAATTGATCTCATTCATTAGAGCCCGCTGTAGCGTGGGCTTGCCTTGCCTTAGTAGCGCACTATGCGTGCGGTGCAGATAATCCACTGATCTTATTCCTTCTCTCAATATGGTTTCAGAGAGAAGCCTGTGTAAACAGAACTCAGACCCTCCCTTGGTGAATACATATAGTATGCGGGCAAAATTACTTTAAAATAACTAAACATCTTATTGTCTATCTTTTGTCAGGGGATAATATCAAACTCTCCACGCAACTTAGCCTTCCCGTAAGGATATGTAAGCATTGCTGATCTAAGGGGAAGCGGTAGCGGCGAGTGGTGTTGAGTAAGAGTCACTCAGCCATCAGTCAGCACTAGCCGTATAGATAGAGAGCAAATCTATTGGAAAGTAAAAACAAGACATACTCCTAAGGAGAGACAGGATGATAGAGATGTAGGACCTCATCATCAAAAAAACCTAAGGGCATACTGAGACAACATCTACCAGCACGACACAAAATTCTTTGATGAATTCGTAAATAACTACAGATCTGCACACGAATAATTATAGGTTTCGGACTCAAATGACTGTTCGTATCGCGTACGAACAACTATTCGTTCATACGCGGAATAGCTACTAGTTTGTGGGCCAACGACTATTACTTTGACACTATCCGCCTACAGCTTCAGTCCCCAGGTAGCTAAGCAGTTCTCTTTTGATAACATTCAAAAGGAAGAATATGATTAAGAAGCTATGTTAAGCATTAACCACTCACACCTTGAAAGTTATCTAGAGAGAGGGAAAGCACAATATCTAAAGCTATTTATTGTTACCTTTGACATAAAGAACAAGCCTACACAGATAAAAACTTCATTAGGCGCAACAAAACCATGCTACACGACACCACCATCATAGCCCACCGTACAGAAGGCGGAGAAGAACAATCTTTATATGATCATGTAGAAGGTGTTGCTCTTCAGATACGCCGTAATCTTACTGAAGCAGGGCTAAAGCAACTCATCCCTTTAGGTGAACTCCTCGGCAGATTACATGATGCGGGGAAGGCTCAGTCTGCCTTCCAGAGCTATATCCGTGGAGAGAGTGCAACCAAAGCTCCACATAGTGCGGCGGGAGCACTTCTATCTACCAAACTTCTATCCACTCTTCCTAAGGGGAGTCTACTCAAGCGCACTCGTATCGCTCAGCTACTGGCCTATGCTATCAGCGGGCACCACCGAGGACTATACAACTATGCAGGACTACAAAATAAACTTGAAGATATAGATACTAAGAATCGCAGCAAAAAGGCAGAGGAAAATCTCTCTGAACTTATGTCTGAGATCCAAACCTGGATCAGAGAGCACGGGCTGAGAACAGAGGCCTATCTACGAAAACTTGCAAGTCGTGTAGAAGGTGAGGAGCAAGCCCAAGCCTTGATTCGTCTACTTTTCTCCTGCCTCGTAGATGCAGACTTCCTTGATACCGAAGCCTTCATGGATGAAGAGCGAAAAGAGCATCGTCATGAGGCTACCAGCAGATATACCTCCATAGAGGTCTTGAGAGATCGGCTAACAAAGCACATGGAGAGCTTCTCGATAGAGGGTGAGATCAACGAGGCTCGTAGAGCCTTCCTCAACCAATGCCGAGAGCATGGGCGTACCTGCCCGAAGGGCTATTACTCGCTCTTCCTCCCCACAGGTGGCGGGAAGACGCTTTCCTCAATGACTTGGGCACTAGAGACAGCTCTGAAACACGAAGCTAAGCGTATCATCTATGTCATCCCCTATACCTCGATCATCACCCAGACAGCAGGTATCTTCCGAGAGATCTTCGGGGAGGAGAATGTGCTGGAGCATCACTCAGACATCTCCTTCTCTGGGGATAAAGCCTCCCAAGAGGCAGAGCGCTACGAGCGCACCCGCCTATTAGCGGAGAACTGGGAGGCTCCGATCATCGTGACGACGAACGTACAATTCTTCGAGAGCCTCTTCTCCCATAAAGTATCACGGAGTAGAAAGGTGCACAGCATAGCGAACTCTGTTGTGGTTTTTGACGAGGTACAGATGTTCCCGACCGAATTCCTACATCCCATGCTTCGCCTCCTGGAGGATCTAAGGTGGATCTACGGCACGCAGCTCCTCTTTTGCTCGGCTACACTCCCTCCCTTTGACAAGGACCATAGTAGTTCCTTCAAGAAAGTAAATGACTTCCATCAGCTCAGCGAAGATATCCAGCCGATCATCCCCGAAGATCCCGAGCTCTTCAAGGTATTTGACCGAGTCATCTACCATCTCGAGGAGAAGGAGTACACGACGAAGGAGCTGGCCGAAAAGCTAGCTCAGCACGACTCTGCCCTCTGTATCGTCAATTCCCGCCGAGATGCCTCACAGCTCTACCAAGCACTGCTGGAGGAGGGGAAGGAGGCTCAGGATGTCATCCACCTGTCTCGCAATATGTGCTCAGCTCATCTAAAGGAGCGCATCGCAGAGATACGTCATCGCCTGAAGGCGGGCATCCCTACGATCGTCATCAGCACCCAGCTGATAGAGGCGGGGGTGGATATAGACCTACCCATCGTCTACCGTGCCATGAGTGGCCTTGACTCGATCGTCCAAGCAGGTGGGCGCTGTAATAGAGAAGGGAAGCAACCTGCTCCTGGGAAAGTCTACGTCTTCTCCCTAAGTGACGGCGGTAAAGCCTTCGGTGCTATAGCCCAAGGGCAGAATGCGACACGCTTCCTGCTAGACAACGACAAGGAGCATACCCGATCCAGCATGCCTCTGGAGCTCATCGAAGCGTACTACCAGCGCTACTACTCCTCTATAGGAAGCTTTGACACCAAAGCTATTGCGGAGAGCCTTTATGATGTAGAAGAGGCTAAGCGCTGGCGATTTGACTTTGAGCAGGCCTCCAAAGACTTCCAGCTCATAGATAATGTAGATCGTGACCTCTTCGTCCCTTACGGCAAAGGGAAGGAGCTCATAGAGGGGCTTCAGAAGCATACCCTCTACCTCAACCACAGGACGATGAGGGAGCTCCAGCAGTACCATGTAGCGATCTCTAAGTGGAGATATGAGGAGCTCGAGGAGGCTCGTCTTCTTTCTAAGGGGGGGAGAACGAAGCGTACATAATGACACCCCCGCTCAATACCCCTTAAATCGCTGATTGTCGGGACGTTCGTGGGGACGACAGACAAGTGCGCCCGAAAAACGAAGCGTTACATTTGGGTTACATTGGTGTTACATTGGCAGGCTTCGGACGGCATTAGAAGGCGGTACGTGTTACATCCGAACGCTGAAGGGCTGAGATAGCCCCATAGAACGCCCACAGCGGGCGCAAACGCTTGAAATAGGCGGGGTTAACAGGGGGCCCCCCCCCTTACACCCCACGCCCTTTTTTTGTTCCCCTCTCTTCTTTCTCCCCCTCGGCTCTCCTGAGTCCCATAGAAGCACTCCGAGAGCCTTTAGGGGGACACTTAGGGAGACTGTTTAGGGGGACAAGGGGGTGGAGTTTAGGGGGACAGTTAGGGGGACAAAATAAAGTCGTATCGGTGATGAGTCTGGGGAGATATATCCCAGTTGGTACATCTACACTCGCTATTCTCTTTTGAGTTATATGGGGTAGTGTATCGCTAACGCAAACTTATAGTGCTGTATCTCAATAGAATTGCGACAATTAGACCTCTTTATTGATAAGAACCTGAAGCATCTGATGTAACTGCTGGATTTGATTATCCTTCTCTTGGAGTTGTCGGTCTCTTTCTTGGAGCAGTTGCATGCACATCTCCAACTGTTGGCACATAGATACATTAGCGCTTGCTGACGAACTATCTCCATGCGCTATTGCATAAGCAAGATTCCCTTGTTCTTGGTTTGATATGTTCACATGATGCCCAGTATTACCTTCTGATATAGAGCTATCAACACCAGTAATAAGCCAACGAGCGGATACTTGAGGCAATTCCTGAAGCACACGGGTGATTATCTCGCCCCCCAGTTCACTTTTCAAGCCACTTCCTCGAAAAGCAGAGTCGGATATTCCGATGGTGGAGCAAAAAGCCTTAATTGCTATATTGTTTTGCTTTAGGTAGTTACGCAACCTTGACTTTATGGGGGCGTTAATTTTGTCGCCTATCTCTTGCACGGGTCAGAATTTAGTCGTTACTTTGCAGTGTTGTTAGGGCTTAACAACGATGTAAAGATAAATAGAATAGAGCTAGAGACAATGGAAAAGGAAACGCTAGAGATTATCGGGCGCATTCTTGAGACGCTAAAGCAGGAAGGCAAGGTATTTTACTGCACAGACGACTACGGAGGACTCATCAGAGTCCTAAGAGAGGAAGACGCCATCTTCAATCTGACCTTCCTTATAGGATGCGACCTCATCGAGAAGGAGTATGACGGCATCCTGCCTCACTGGGATGGCAAGTTCCCCGAGGGGTACGATTATGTGTCCTTCCTCTCGGAGGGTACTTGGGTATATCAATACGCCCTACCACGTATCGCATCACAATCTAAATAAGAACTATGAGCAAGAAAATCACCAAGGGTGAGGTTCTCACCAGCCTCCTCAACGCCATCTCCCAATGTGCCTACGTAGGCATCTATAGTAGCCGTGGCAAGACTCGGGAGCTGTACAACGGACAGAGCTTCTTCTTCATCACCTACCTCGGGCGAGGAGACCAGGAGTTCCTGGGAGAGAGACAGTCTCTCACCTATTGGGATGAGGAAGGCTTCCCCAAGGAGCATAAGATTTACCACTTCCGCAGTGAAGATGGTGTGATTACCGAGCTGGCTATCGAGACGAAGTATATAGAGAAGCACTAAATATCAATCTATCATCCAATGAACGCAATGCAACGACACATCGAAGTCCCCTCAGATGTCCGCAAGGGCATTATGCAGGAACTCGGCATCACGGAAGGCGGTCTCTCGCTTGCACTGAAGTACAAGCGTGACGGCGAGGACTCGCAGAAGGCACGACAGCTCGCCCTTGCCCAGGGCGGACAGGTGTACTGCACCATCCCTGAGTGCGAGACCATTCACGATGCCGATGGGAAGATGACGCAGGTCTTCCCCAATGGCGCACGCCTCATCATCGATAAGACGACCAGCGAAGGGCGCATCGAGTACAATGGACGTGAAGTGAGCGTCCACTATCACGTCACCATCAGTATGCTTGCAGGGCTTCAAAGCCTCGCCTCCAGCCTCTAGACCTATGCTCCAGCACTACGGAAAATCCACGGTGATAGACCTTTCCGACCTCGTAGAGGATCGACGGACTGCCGAAGATCAGTCCGAGTGCTTAGCACCTGTGGTTACTTACTCTAATTATAAGAAGCTTCTTCTAAGAGGGAAAATCAATGTCGTGCGTCAGGGTAAAGGAAAGGGTAACTCTGTCCTCATCGACTACGATAGCTTGCCCCGAGAGCTCCGAGACAAGGTAGATCAGCGAATTGGGAGCGATGCAGTGCACGTGGCGGTACTCCGCAAGTGGTTCAGCGACCACTACCAGCGGGATCACCAAGCTCAAGAGTACTACCCTAAGCGCCTGCGAGAGCTTAACCTCACCCTCTCTCTTGAGCGCATAGCCCAGCTGACAGAGGAGTACATCGTGAATGCGTCGGTACTACAGAGCGTACGGAGCTTGCAAGCGGATATACGCCTCTTGAAGCGAGTGATGGGAGGTAGCAAGAAGGTACGCTGGGAGCAACTGGCGAGTGCTATCAGCTACTATCGTCAAGAAGTTGGGCATACGCTCCCACAGAGTGCCCCCCGCTTCAGGAAGGCACTGCGAGAGTTTGAGCAGAAGGGCTACGAAAGTCTCATAAGCAAGAAGTTCGGCAACCAACAGACTCGCAAGGTCGATCACGACACGCTCCGCCTCCTCCTCGCCATCGACAACGATGACACCCGACCATACAATAGCACGGTGGCAGACCGCTACAATGACTTCGTCGAAGGCTTGGTAGCTATCTACAATCCCGAGACAGGTGAGCTGTACGATAATCGCCAGTACAAGCCCCTCTCCGCCTCTACGGTTGCCTTCTACCTCAACACCCCCGAGGCAAAGGCACTCCGAGGTAAGGTGCACGATGACTATCAGACGTGGCGAGGTAAGCACCAGCCCTATGTGATGCGCAATCGCCCCACGATGTCCCTCTCAAAGATCTCCCTGGACGACCGAGACCTCAAGATCAAGGTCAACTGGAGAGAGCAGGGTATCAGCGAGACCGTCAGCCTGAAGATCTACGTAGCTTACGACTTGGCAAGCCAAGCAATCATCGGGTATGCCTTCTCTGGAAAGAAGCGCCACGACATCTTCATCGGCTGTCTGCGTTCGACCTTCCGCACGCTTCTCTCGCTTGGGCTACCTTGCCCACATGAAGCAGAGGTGGAACAGCATCTGGTGTCGGACTTCCGCACCTCTCTGATGGCGGACGGGGCACTCTTCCCTAAGGCGCTCTTCTTGGCACCAGGGAACTCGCAGGCAAAGGGCGCTGAGCACTTCAACAGGCTCTTCAAGTACACAATAGAGAAGGAGTACATCCCCAACACTGGTCGCCACTACGCTAAGCTTGAGGCGAACCAAACCAGCGAGGAGAAAAGCTTCGATGAGCATAACGACCGATTCAAGGTCAAGGCTTGGGCGTATGAGGATGCCGTCGCCTACTATGAGGAACTCATCTATAAGTACAACCACTCGCCACATAGCAACGAAGCGTATTGGGGCGGGCGCACCCGCTGGGAAGTCCTCCAGGAGTCAGTCAATCCCGAACTAGCAAGCATCGATGAGCATCGCTTAGCCGTCTTGCTCGGAGAGCATCGGGCAACCTCGGTACGTCGAGGGGCTATCAAGGCGAACTACCGCTCCTTCGCACTGTCGCCACAAGCTATCGGGAAGCTGAAAGACCGCAACGGCAAGGTAGATGCTTACTGGTGGGAGCAGGAGGAAGGACGGATGGATGCGGTCTACATCTACGAAGGTGGACGCTACATCGAGACAGCTGTCGAGGTCGAACGCTTCAATGAGGCGACGATCGAACAGACAGCGGAGGATCGCAAGAAGCTCCACGGACAGCTACAGCGTGTAAAGTCCTTCGACAACTACATCACGGAGCGCCTGCCGAGCAAGGCTCGCCTGCTGAAGGAAGAGACACACCGAATGCTTACCGACCCCGAGCCTCAGGAGGCGGTCACGCTACGGCGAGGCGAGGATGGTGAGCTCCACGACGAAAACGAAACAGAGGACTGGCTGGTGACCTCCCCCGAGGTCGACGACATCCGAGCGAGAGCGCTAGCAGACCTGTAAGAATGATATTCAAATACTAATCGAATGATACTAAGATGAAGAAGTACAACGACACAATTGCCTACACGATGGACGAGCTAGTAGATCTCTTAGGAGGGGATCTATACAACGAGCTTAACGGTAATGATGAGCTTGGATTAGCTACCTGCATACCAGAACTCTTCGGATATGAGATCGTCTTTCTGCAGAACCGCTTTACCCCCAAAGCCCTAAATGCACTGAGAAATGCTATTAAGTAACGAACTCAAGGGGCGCACGCTCGAAGCAATACTCGCCGACCGTGCTAACTACCCCAGCGATAGCAAGCACGCTACCTCCCTCGGCATCTCGCCCAGCGTGTACAATGTATTGAAGAAGGGGAAAGTCGAGAAACAGCTTAGCGAGACTGCATGGCTGAGTATCGCCCGACGACTCAACGTGCCCCTGCGTGGCGAAATCGAATGGAAGGTTGCACCAACCGCCACCTTCGACTACGTCACGGGACAGCTGGAAGCGTGTCAGGAGCGAAGCCTCTCTGCCCTCCTCTGCGACCTGCCGAACATCGGTAAGACCTTCTCGGCTCGGCACTACGCTCGGACACATAAGAATGTCGTCTACGTGGACTGCTCTCAGGTCAAGACGAAGGTTCGTCTGGTGCGACAGATTGCCCTTGGCTTTGGCTTGGAAGCCAAGGGGAGGTATGAGGAGATCTACGCTAACCTCATCTACTACGTCAAGAGCCTCCACCAGCCCCTGATCATCCTTGACGAGGCGGGAGACCTGCAGTATGAAGCCTTCCTCGAGCTCAAAGCCTTGTGGAATGCGCTGGAGAATGCCTGCGGATGGTATATGATGGGTGCTGACGGGCTGAGAGCAAAGATTGAGCGAAGCATCGACTGCAGAAAGGTCGGCTATACCGAGCTCTTCTCTCGCTTCGGGGATGCTTACCGTCAGGTGACACCGCTCGATGGGGAGGAACGCAAGACCTTCCTGATGCGCCAAGTGGTCGAGGTGGCAAAGCTCAACGCCCCCGAGGGGGTGGATGCTGTTAGCCTTGCTCGAAAGTCGGGGAGCCTGCGCAGGGCTTACACCGAGATCGAGAAACTGAAACTACAAGCTGGGGCATAAGCTATGGAAAGAGCCTACTCACCTTCCGAAATCCTCAAGAAGAAGATCCCGAGCATCCCCTTTGAGGGGGTATGGCGTGACGCCTTCGGAGAGCCTGGACGTACAGGTGTCTGGCTCATCTGGGGAGAGAGTGCCAATGGGAAGAGCTCCTTTGCGATGCAACTGGCAAGAGAGCTGACTAAGCACGGTAAGGTAGCCTACAACTCGTTGGAAGAGTCCCTCTCCCTCTCCTTCCAAAACAATATGCGCCGATGCCGAATGGAGGAAGCTCGGGGACGCTTCTTAGTCCTCGACAGAGAGCCGATAGAAGCCCTTACCGAGCGCCTCAAGCGCCAACGCTCCCCAGACTTCATAATCATCGACTCCTTGCAGTACACAGGTATGAACTATAAGGAGTACAAGAAGCTCAAGGAGCAATTCCCTAACAAGCTCTTCGTCTTCGTGTCGCATGCCGATGGGGAGAAGCCCAAAGGGTCAACCGCTGTCAGTGTACAGTACGATGCCGACATGAAGATCCTAGTACAGGGATACCGAGCAATATGCAAGGGACGCTTCATGCCCGAATCTGGTAAGCACTACAGCATCTGGGCAGAAGCAGAGGCGAAGTACTGGGGGCTTGAAACAAATGAAAATGAATCTCAATATTAACGTGAACTAAAAGGAACCGATGGACTACTTAATCGGAGCTACTCTCGGGGCAATGCTTCTACTGCTCTTTGCCGGCATCTCTACTCATAAGGATGAAGAAAAATCACAGGCACCGAGTAATGAGGACGAATCAGATTGTCAAAGCCTTCGAGAGGAGAATGCTCGACTGAAGAAGGAACTGAGTGAGCTCGAAGAATCTCATTCTTTTACGATAGCACTGTTTGAAAGAGCCTTGATAACTAATGCAAATAAAAGCAACGAAATCAAAGTGCTACTACAACAGAAAGAGGAACTCCAAAAGGCGCTCCTGGAGCAAGCCAATAATCAGACGGGAGAAAGCGATGGCAAAGCGTGATTCTTACGCCGTCTTCTTCGCCCTGCTCAAGAGGATGCCAGGGGCGACTAAAGAAGATCTGGTCGATCAGTGGACAGGCGGTCGCACATCCTCCCTGAAGGAGATGACCGACCGAGAATACAATCAGATGATCTCGGCGCTTCGCTCCCAGGTGGATAACCTCGAGGAGAAGAAGAAGGCTCGATCGGCGGTGCTAAAGCAATTCCAACTGTACGGGATTGATACAACGGACTGGGATGCGGTAGATCACTTCTGCTCCAGTCCTCGCATCGCAGGGAAAGCATTCCGCCACCTCACCATAGCGGAGCTGAAGACGCTCCGAGTGAAGATGCTTTCAATCCGCAATAAGGCAGAAAGGGTCGACGAAGCTAAGCGTCGTATGGAGATCGCCGGGGCTCATACCAAAGGTCAGATGCCAAGTTAAGACGACTAACCCACTCAATAACTAACTTAATAAACAGAAGTATGGAAGACGTACGAACCGTCCAAATGACGGATGCCGAATGGCAAGAATACCAATCTCTCAAGAGAGAGCAGGAAGAACGGGATAAAGCCCAGAAACGCAAGGCTGATAGGGAGGCTTACCGACGGCTAAGTGAAGAGGCAGTATCTGAAGTTTTCGTCGAGATCAAGCGACTTAATGAACAGATGCAAGCGACGAAGAAGATGGTTATGGAGCGCTTCTTGGCTATACTCAAGATGCGCGATGAAGCCTTCGACACCGACTCCAAGCAGAGCCAGTACTCCTTTGTCGACGAGGGGGTCACTCAGCGTATCATCATCGGTAGATACAAGAAGTATATGCACGACACTACGGCGGAGGCTGGTATCGAGATGGTGAAGGCATACCTAGAGACATTGGGTACAGATAGCGAGACTCAGAAGCTCGTCCGCATCATCCTTGACTTACTGAGCGAGAACGCCCAGGGCGAGCTTGAACCAGACAAGATCCTTCAGCTCGATCGCTATGCCGAGGAGTTCGGCTCAGAGGAGTTCGCCGAGGGGGTTAAGATCATCAAGGAGTCACTCATCTTCGACTGGACAAAGTATTTCTTCCGTGCGGAGGAGAAGAATGCAGATGGTGCATGGAAAAGCATACCACTGTCAATGATTAACGTCAACTAAGAAGTATATGCTAGAAAGACATCATCTGAGGCTCTCTGCAGATGAGCTATGGGAACACTGGGTCGTATCACGGACGGTAGGTAGTAGAGGGGACATCCTCAGCGCTTATACCCCCATGGGGCATGTGTACCTTGAAGAGCATAGGGATACAGGGGTTTGGATCATAAGCCCTGACTGGACTATTCAACGATACATGGCTAAGACGGAGCGTCGAGCAATCCATCATGCGGTAGTGTCCTATCTGAAATCTCTGAGATACGCTGTGGGTGAATACCTTCACCTAACTAGAGTAAAAGAGGCAAATGATGATGCTTATAGCGAGATGTGTGAAGCTATAGACTTGCTATATCCCCCCGAAGGTGAATCAGAAGAATAAGAGAGTTATGAATAAATGGTATTTATGCAAAGTGTCCTATGAGCGTCAAGCTGACGAGATGGGCATGAAGAAGGTAACGGAGAGTTACCTGGTGGATGCTTTGAGCTTCACCGAAGCTGAGGAGCGTGTTATCAAGGAGGTCACCCCCTTTGTCTCTGTCGGAGAGCTGGAGGTGGTGAATATCCGCCCGATGCGTCTAGCCGAGCTCCTCCTCGACGAGGAGTCAGGTAAGTACTATCGTGCGAAGGTGGATTTGACCACCATCGACAGTGCTGGGCAGGAGCGTAAGGTTGGTACGGCGATGGTCGTACAGGCAGACTCGCTCCTCGGGGGTACTAAGTCGCTCTTGGCGCATCTGGATAGTGGGGTGTCAGCCTACGAGCTGGTAAGCATCGGCGAGCTCGATATCCTCGACGTATTCCAATATATAGCACCGCCAGCCGAATGATCATAGCAGTAGACTTTGACGGTACGCTGTGCGAGAACAGATACCCTGATATTGGCTACCCGATGCCCCAGGCGATCGCCAGCATGAGGCGACTGCATGAGGATGGTCACTATCTCATCCTCTGGACATGCCGAACAGGAGAGCGCCTAAAAGATGCTATCAACTGGTTGCTCGAGCGTGGTATCCCGATCGATCGTGTGAACGACCATTGCCCCGAAAACCTTGCCAAGTACGGGGAGGGCGGGATGAAGGTCTATGCCGACCGATACATCGATGACAAAGCAGGCTTCACGTCTTGGTTTGAAGAGATGGAGAAGCTGGGCTACAAGGACTAAGCAGGTCAGGGGGGAGGGGAAATTTTCTCCCCTCCCCCCACCCTTTTTTATTTTTTTATATATGAGTAAAAAAAGACGGAATATTGACCTCATCAAGAAGCGTGATGATAAGCTTTACGAGCGGTTCTTGTACCACTACGACGTGTGCAAGATTCGCTTGGATGAGGTGCTTCGTATCCTTAGCGAAGAGGAGTTCTTCTTGTCAGAGCAACGCATCTGGACGATCATTAAGGGTTACCAGGGCGTGCCTCGTGCAGAGCTTATGGATCGCATCAAGAAGCCCAAGGTTCGAGCAGTCAGAGGCGTGCCTACTTCACTGAAAGTCGTATCTGAGTACTCCTATAGCTTGTTCCCCGCCTCATCTGCTCGGTAACCGTACAGGTGTAGATACTTTCGTAGACCTTTATCCCGTGGTTAAAGGTGAAGAAGGTAGACTGAGTACGCATCAATCCTCCATCGCCAAGCGGGCGATACCCCTCGAGCAAGCTGTGAAGCTTGTGCCTAAGCTCCTCCCGCTCCTTAATACGAAATTCCGTGCCAGAACCTGAGTGCGTATCATCGAAGCAGTCGATGATCAGTCGCACTCGCAATGTTGCTTCTCCCTTCTGACTATCGCCCTCCAGATGTGACCAGTCTACACGGCTCGGTTCGATGAGAACGGCTGGATAGGTGAGCGGATACATCTGTCGCCCGTCGTCGTCAAGGTTCTCTAGTTGTCCATAATCTTCGTCTACCAGGATGAGTTCAGGCATCTCCCTGGCTATATGGGCTACCATGTTAGAGAGTAGATATTCCATCTTTTATTCGCTGTATGCTGTCGTTTACTTCCTTGCTTACCTTCTGCATAAGTTCTCGGCTCTCTCCGATGAACTGACGTTTCGGCATCTTAGCTCGGATCTTAATCTTCGTCTTCTTAGTGAGGGCAAGCGCCATCCATTTCTTCGCCTCTTCAGGGATAGCCTCCTTAGATCCCACCGCCCTCTTGCCTTTCCTGCCCGTCGACTTGCCACGCTTACGCCCACTAAGCTTGTAGACCATCGCCCAGGCGTACTTGCGCATCTTGGGGGTGATAGTGGGGTTGGAGACAATTGTACCGCCCTCGTTATGGATTACGGCGTAGGGTACAGGGTTCTCGATGCTCACCTCCCCTCGACCGATATGCGCCTGGGTGCTACTCATCAAGTGATTGCGAGCAGAGGTAAGGGTCTTATAGCGGGCAGATGCCCCCAGCCCTCCCCTAAGCTCTCGCTGAGACTTCTTCCAGGGGCGTAGTCCGCCGTCGTGGAATCCCGAGTCACGGAAGTTCTGCTTGAAGTGCTGGACGGCGATTATACCGACCTTTCGGGGGAGTCGGTCGTTCACTTCTCGCTCGACTTGCTCCTTAAGCTTCGTGACCAGTTGCACGAGCTTTTTGGGATCGTCGCTTGTCATATCAAAATATAGTCTTATCTTTGTGGTGCGAGGTACTCCGAAAGGGGACGTCGCTCCGCCCCCCCCCCCCTTTTTTCTTCTTTGTGTGGGGGGGGGGGGTGTTTTGTTTGTGCGTTGTGTGGGAGTACCTTACGCTCACCCCGAATGACAACCAGGAGCTTTCGGATTTGCTTTGCATCATCCCCATGATCTTTGTCATCAGTAGACATGATGCGGTTGTAACTACGAATGGAGGCTTTGACCCGTGCATCACTGAACATCGCAGGGTCATGGAAGTACAAGCAGAGAGTATCAGATCGTTCTACGTCACTTCGGAGATTATACCTCTCGAGCTGTTTACTCTTTGACGTTAGGGCGTTGACGTAGTTGTCTTTACCTATGGTGATACTGCGAATATCCATAGATACTCCATCGACAGAGATGTCTAAAGCGGAGAAGGTATCCCCATTCTTGTCGCGCTTGCTCTCATCGAGGAAAATCACCTTATGTCCAGCATGGAAGAGCGTATCGGCGCATTCTTCTTCGAGGTCATGGGAAGTTAGCTTCTCCTCTCCGAAGTACCTTTCCTTCGTACTATTGCGCTTATGCCCGATGTGAGAAGCCTTGATCCCTCCCGTTTCTGGATCGAACTCAACATCCCTATACTCCTTATCTTTTGTCAGCTGGAGGTACTCCTCATAGCGCTCGGGGAACTTTGCCTTTGCCACCTCCCAGTCGATATAGGGGCAGTGGTAGCAGTCCTTCGTCTGTCGAGCCTGGAAGGTTCTCTCGAGGAATCCTTTCAGTCCCTTCTTCTTCCCCTTGTTGAAGGGGCAGGCACTGCAGTTCGAGGGGAAGTAAGGGTGCTTATCGCTGAAGGTATGACCATGTCTGGGGTTCTCCTCCAGCCCCTGCTGAGCCTTGGGCATATTGGGCGACTTCTCCCACCCCGTAGAAGGATCATCTGTAGCCTCGAGCGAGCACTTGCAGTTCCATCGATTGGCAGGGTGGTTGTCCTTCCAGAAGGGATCATCCATAGGGAGCGTCAGCCCTGATACCCAGAAGGTCTCGTGTACTGCCTCTGGGGAGGGTGAGGTGGTCGGCATCCAGCGCAGGTTTGGAAAAATGTCTTGATTGCGCTCAAACTCCTGCCAGTCGGATGCTTGGTGAGCTCTGAGGATAGCGGTATCATACTCCGTTCGTAGCCAAGAGCCGACCTGATGGCTTGCAATGGGCGCAATACTCTTCTTCCAATCCTCAAAGGATCGGAGCTTGCCCTCCTCGTCAAAAAGTCGCTTCTGCATTTGACTACCCATCGAATGGCATTTGAAGGCAGAAAAAACCTCGTTCGAGTGGCGAAGCTCACGCAGGAAAGATTGCTCATGGGTCTCGTGCCCACTGTCGATGAGTCCCTCGACGCTTGCCTCATTAATTATGCGCAAAACCTCTCGCCATGCCTGTGGCTCTATCTCCGTCGATACGTCAAACCCATCATATACCTTGCGCAGGTACTCCTCAAGGATCTGTGGGCTAAACTTGACCGTGCTATCGTTGTGGATAGAGCCCGAACAGCAGGGGCAGGAACGCTCTCCGTAGTAGAGGCTGTCTATCAGAAGTCGCTGTCCGCCCCTCCTGGGAGAGGGGCTAGGGAGAAAAAACGGCTGAGCAGGTTGCGTAAGCCCTTCTTGCCCTGAGGCGGAGTATTGCCTTTGGTCTTCTCTTCCTCCGAGAGATTGTTGTCATCGGTGTTGCCCTCTTCGGTAGAGGGTGCGTCACCGCCGAGTAGTTGAGATTTCAGGGCTTCCTTGTTCGCCTTCTTCTCAGCAAGAAGCTCATCGTAGTTCTCGGGCTTGGGGATACCTGAGAACTCATAGAGGTAGTCATCGGATATGGGTAGCCCGATGGAGTTCAGCTTGAGGACAATGTCCACCTGCTGGGTGGGATGCGTCTTGTCCTTCTTGGCGTAGACGAACTCTCCGCCCTCGGTGTTGAAGCCGAGGTTAGAAAAGATAGGACGCATGTGGTAGTTGAGGACATCGAGGATGGTGTCTCGGTCATCCTCATTCATCTCGTCCTCGACCTCCTTGTGTACCTCGCCGAGCGCTTGTGTGCCTACCTTCTTAGCATCGGTCGTGAGCGTGTTGCCGAGCACACGGATTGAGATCTTGCTATCCCAGTAGTTGGTGAAGTTCTCGAATAGCTCACCTGTGGCGGATGCATTCTTGGGCTCGTGCAGGACAAGGGAGCTTTCCTTGGGGTGGATGTAGACCGCTGATGATCCTTGGCGACGGGCATCCTCAATGATCTTCCTTCGGGCTTCTTGGTCACCAGCATCATAGGTGTACTCACGGATCGGTATACCGAAGATGTTGCAGAATTTAGCCCAGTCACTGACGTTGCCTCTCTTGTAGAGAATGGCAATCATGATGTCCACAAGAGCTCCAAGGTCACGCTCTCCGCCGACAAAGAGCATATTATCGAACTCCTCAATAGGCGCACCCACCTGGTCGTCTTGGTACTGCAGGAGCTGACGTGTGATTGGATTGTAGTGCTTGCGATTGATTTGATCCGCACGGATATTGCCCTCCTCGTCAAGGTAAAACTGCATCAGGGAGAAGCCCCAGAACTGTGCCAGGGTGATCTCCTTACGTACCTCCTTAAACCAAGGGGAGCGTAACTGTGGGGTGATTACATCGTCGGGCTTCCCATCTCGATGGAACTCAATAGGGATGCGTGTTACCCCTCGAAGGCGCTTGCTTAAGACCCCCATGTAGTGAATGTCTAGCTCTGACGACTCGTAGAGGTCGTATAATCGGGATCGAGAAGGGAAGTCGATCTGCTTGGCTCGACGTAGGCTATTCTGGAACTTCTGCAGGTCAAAGAGGAATAGCTCAGGCATCTGTAGGACAACGTCAGGGACGTGGTACGAAGAGCCCGAGGAGGAGCGTAGGCTCCCTCCTTGTTGGATACGCTTTTGAGTTCGATTCTTTGCCATTAACGTAGGGTGGGTCTAAGGGTTTCAGCATCAATCTGCCAGGGGCTATTCAGTTTCTGTTCATCGCTATCCAGCCGAGGTGCCCCATGGATGGTGATCTCCCCTCGGGATACTCCCTTGAGCCATTCGATCGCTCGTTCATATCGATCCTTTCGGATGTCTGCAATCTTATAGGGGTTATGGATGCTGAAGATGTGATAGATGGTGATGTCGAGAGCGAACATCAAGATGAGATTGTGGCGCTCTTTCCCTACGGCGGAGAAGATGGCATCGCAATCATAGATCTTATCCAAGTAGGAGCTCATCTCGGAGATAGTGCGATCCTCGCAAATCTCAATTACCTGAGGATCGTAGTCAGGGTTGGGCTGACCTCCTGCTGAGGTCTCCCTTAGAAGGGAGGAGAGTATCTCTCGGTGGATGCTTGCGTTGTAGTCCTCAGGGGTGATAAAGTTTGCCATAATTAAATACGATAGGGGTTGCCTTTGCTGACCTCGTCATACCCAATAACCTCTGGAGGATCAAGCTCTGCACTCTTGCTCTTGATGAGGCTGATCCCACCCTCCACGGCATCTAGACCGTCGGCAGGGTATGGTAGGTGCATCTCGAACAGCGCACCTTGATTGATTAGCTCTACCATGTGGGGGTTATCTTGCTCGTCCTCGTTGAATATGAGTTGCCCGAGTCGGTCAAGGGGCTCTAGATTATTCTCAATGCGGACTGCTTTGTCGGTCTTCTTGCGCTCATCGGGTCGGATGTGAATCTCTTCGCCCCTGCGCTTGATCTCCTCTCGTATGAGTGGCTTGAAGACTTGTTCGTAGAAGGGATCCTGCAGTTTATTGTTCTCGATGTAGAAGTACACCTCCGTCTTGCCTCCGACCCATTTCTTTAGGTCAAAGTACCAGCTGATAAAGTTGGCATTGGTCTCTCTAGCGAGGTAGCCTTTGATGACGTAGTACTTGTCTCCCAGCTTGCCTATTAGCCAGAGCGCCTTGAAGGATCCTTGCTTGGTCTTTCGATCACTATAAGCGGGGTCGCCATAAGCGATCAGATACTTAAATCGCTTGAGGGCTGGGATTTTACCAAAGGCAAGATTCTTGAAGACACTCCCTTCGGAAATCGGGTTATTGAAGTACTCTTTCTGCTGGGCTGAGCGAGGAATATTCTCCAGCGTTCGGTCGATCATCTCCTCGCTGTTTTTTGCTGGCCAAGTCGAGCGCCCTTGCTTGTCTCGTATGTTGACGATATCCCAGTGCTTGGCTTTTTCTCCTGCACGCTTGACACAGCAGTCCTTTGCGATGATGTTACCACACCAGATGATTAGGGTTGGTTCACTGATGGATCGTGTTGGGTAGAGCGCCTCATTAAACCAGTCCCACTTCTTCTTGAGCGTCTCGGGGTTACGGCAGTCCTCATCGGTGTCGTAGTCGTCAGCGACGAGCGCGTCGGGGCGGATCGCCTCATTACGACTGCCTCGAGGGGCAGACCCAGCACCCAAAGCCAAGAATTTTGCACCAGAGCGAATAGTGAAATCTCGCTCAGTCCACTGACCAAGGTTCACCTGGTTGCCATAGAGTTGCTTAAGGCGTGGGTTCGTCTCAAAGTTGACCTTGTATGGAGTGAGTAGTCGGATGGCACTATCCACGGTAGCGCTGGTAATGACAAAGAACCTCTTACGACCCGTGAGGGCTAGATACATCAGCACCATCATCACGATGGTTGACTTAGCGAGCTCTCTCGACCAGGAGAGCACCTCATACCATTCATCGTTCTCAATGATGCGCTTAATCGCCTTGATCTGGAAGGGGGCGAACTCATACTTGGCGTAGCCAGGGAAGAGGTACTTGCACCACTGCACAGGGTCAGCTTCAAGCTCTTTGCGTAGCTTGTCAATCTGACCAGCCGTGAGATTGTGATCAATGAGGGCATCCCGTGCAAAGGACTTGTGGAACTCTTCCCACTGCCTAAGGGCTTGCTTTTCCTGCTGTGTCATCGCTTAGAGTTTGCTTGGTCTTTGATGAAGACATCCATGAGGCTGTTGAAGGCTTTGGCTTGCTCCACATCGAGGGGACGAAGCCAAGCGAGGAAGCGCATGCAGACGCTGATGACTTCGCTGATGCCGAGGTCATCTTGTATCTTCTTGATGGAGGTGGCGAGCTTGAGCATCGCATCAGCTTCTGCGGGGGTGGCGTAGCGTGCCCCCTCCTCACGACTGGTGATGGTGCGATTAATCTCGGCTATCTGTTGTTGCCACTGAGCGATGAGCTGAGTAGGCGTTACCGAGAGTGACGCTTTAAGCTCCGCCCAGCTGTCCTCCTTCGCCCAGCGGATGATGGTCTGGCGAGATACGCCCACCTTTACGGCAATCTCCTCCTGAGTGTAGTTGCCGTCGAGGTAGAGTGTGCGGGCGATACTCCGCTTATCAATCTTGCTGTCCGTCTTCTTCGCCATCCTTTCTGTCTCTGATTTGCTTGTAACGGTAGTTGTAGTCTACGCCAAAGAGAGCGCCCGAGAAGGTGGACATCTCACCAAAGGCGACTAGAATGGAGTTGTGAATCTCCCCGAGAGGCTTAACCATGAAGCCTGCAAAGAGGAGGAGGATGCCACAGATAACAAGCGCCGTTGCTACCCATAGCTGTACTGTTAGTTTATCTCGTTTTGTCATCTAATAGTGTGCGTTGATTTGCACCTCTGAGGAGGTGATCTTGATGCTCTCTACTACCTCGCCATCTAACTCTAGAGCCTCCCTGATGCGCACACGCCAGTAGAGCGGGTCATTGTCCAGGAGCATGTCCGAAATGCCTACGCCTAGCGCAGGGTTCTCCTTGAGCTCTCCCTTGTGGGACTGAATGATAATCGCCTGATTCTGTGGGGTGATCTCCCCCAGTTGGAGCTCTCCCGAAGAGATGAGAGGCTGGTAGTCGGAGTCGATAAGTATACCAATCATATAAATGCTAGCTGAGGCGGAATCCGAGGGTGATCTCTCGCTTGCCACCCTGTGAGCTAAAGGAGGTCTTTACCGATCGGACGAAGTACGAGCCGTCCTGCTCGGGGTAATCCTCGTCGTGCAGTGTCACCGTGTCGCTGGGCTTGCACTCGGGGATGAGCCAGCCCGTAATAGTACCGTCGTAGCCGTCGTAGGTGCGACGCAGGAGCTCGGATTCCCCTCGACGACGCATAGAGGCTTCGTCGCTGGTGGGGCATTTCACCTCGACCTTGTCTCCCCCCGTTGTGCCGACTTCCACCTGCCGAACCTTGCCATCGGGTAAGAGTGCTTTGACGACTACCTGTATCTTCTTGTCCTCGGCTCGCTTGTAGCTGAGGTCGGCTTTTTCGATGTTGACTGCAAAATCATACAGCCTCTCTTTGCCGATGACTTCCCCTGGGGGATGCACATGCAGGGTCGTCCCGTCGAGGTAGATGTCTGCACCGCTATCCTCTTGTACCTTCTTCAGCACATCAAAGGCGGTAGCGTTGTGGAAGGTGAACTTATCGTACGTCCACTCATAGCTACAGACCACCTTATACTCCGTCCCAATGGTCTTGCAAAGCTTTTCGAGGAGCTTTTGAAGGCTGATCTTCTTGAAGACCTCGTTGGTAACGGGCTTACGGAAAGCGTATAGGTCATCCTCGCAGTACAGGGTGATTGAGCCCTTGTCTGTCGAGATACGCTGGAGGTATCCTATAAACTCATCTACAAGCCCTGTCTCTTCGTAGCCAAGGGCGATGCTCACCTTATCACCTCGCTTCAGCTCTTGCTCGATGGAGAGTCTCTTGTTGTACTCGCTTGCAGGAAGCGTTATGGTGGCTGTGTCCGCCAGAAGCTCTACCGACCGAAGGATAACCAACTTATCCCGCATCCCCAGGGCGTGCTCCCCAACCTTGACAGAGTAAATCATCGTGTACATACTACTTGAGTAGGAGTTTGTAGGTGTCGTCAGAGAGGCAAGAGAGGGAGTAGTTCTGGTTGCGTATCCCAGCGGTGTGTGGGATCTCCCAGCTTTCAATGACAAGCCTCGAGATGCCAAAGAGCTCTAAGAGGGGGGAGGTGGCGATAACCTCCCCCGCCTCGCAAAACTTGCGCAATCGTCGTACGTCATCCTCAGGGTAGCTGTCAGCTTTGCTCATCAGGATTCCCTCGATCTTGACCGAGTAATCATCCAGCGTCCAGCGCTCCTTGACGGATCCTCTCGCCTTGCTCTTGGCGACTTGCCTCTTCGTGATGATGTGCTTCCCCGTGATCGTGATCATGGGCTCATAGGGGAGTAGCCAATCCGTCTCTCCAGCCAGTGGCAAGCGCAGGGAGAGCGGGAGCACCATCGGTACTCCCAGCGAATTGTAGCGCACTACATCCGCTTGCTCTTCCTCGCTGAGTCGATCAAACTCATGCCGACTAGCCTCAGTTGCGTCTGCCCCAACGGCGTGTGCTCGAGGAGACACAAAGACGGGAGGGGGCACGACAAGGCGAGTGGCAATGGTGTGGATGATCTCTTGGCTTGCCATCGCTACTTGATGTCAGCATATTCGACCTTAGCGTCAAAGCAAGGGCAGTCTTTGATACGCTCCCAGGGATCAATCACCCCATTGCCATTGGTGTCGGGGGAAAAGTCACGATGCCCCTGGATGACTGCCTGAGGGTATCTCTTCTTGAGCGCCCCGAGGAGCGTCCTGAGACTCGCCTTCTGTTCGGCGGTACGGTTGTCTACGCTCTTAAGGACTCCCTCTTGGGAGATGATCCCACCGATGTAAGCGACGTTGATGCTCACGGAGTTGAAGCCCTTGACTCCATTGGATACCTGGTCTTCAGAGAGGAGTTGATGGATGATACCATCTGCCGAGATAACATAGTGGTAGCCTGGAGCCTTGAAGCCTCGGGATTTGAACACTGCAAGCAGGTCGGGAATCGTCGTCCTTTGACTCCCTGCAGTGCAGTGTACAGCGATGTACTTGATGTTTCTTGGATTGTTCATATTGATCTCATTTTACGTGCCTGATTCGGTGCAAAATTGAGGTATTCTATGGGGTATTTCAAATCGGATATTTATGATGGTAACGCTTTATAATCATCATAATATCAAAGTGTTATTATGGTAAATATTCAGTTTGCAGGCGTGGAAATGACCCCATACTTTTGCCATAGAAATCGAGCGAGAACTGTATGAATCGACCTAGCAAATTCTTCAATTATGTGCCCAAGTCAGACGGAGGCGCAACCATCCTACTCTATGGGGATGTCGGTCCGTGGGGCGACATCGATAGTCAGCGAGTAGTCACTGAGCTTCTCGCCCTCGAGGGGGAGTACAACTCCATTGATGTACGTATCAACTCGACGGGTGGGGATGTCTTTACAGGCATTGCCATCTTCAATGCCTTGCGTCAGAGCAAAGCAAATATCAAGATCTATGTGGATGGCATAGCTGCGAGTATCGCAGGGGTAATAGCCCTTTGTGGCAAGCCTCTCTACATGTCGCAGTACGCACGACTGATGCTCCATAAGGTCAGCGGGGGCGCTTACGGCTCGGCAAAAGAGCTCCGAGAGACGGCAGACCTCATCGAGAACCTTGAGGGGAGTCTAGCTGAGATGGTTGCTCAGCGAGCCAACCTCACCAAGGAGGAGGTGCATAGTCGCTATTTCGCCGACGGCAAGGATCACTGGCTGACTGCCAAGGAGGCATTAGCTCTGGGGATGATTGATGGCATCCATGATCTACCCGAGGAGACCGACTTGGATGAGTCAAGCAGTACCGACGATATCTATCAAGTGTTTAACAACCGCCTCGAGAAGACCGAGGCACAAGAACCCAGTACAATGGCATTACTAGATGAAATCAAACGTATCCCCAGCTTTGCCAATGCGACAGAGGCTGACATCGTCACTCGTCTGCAGAATCAGGCGCTGAAGCTGGAGGAGAAGGACAAGGCGATCACCAATCTCCAGGAGCGAGTAGCTGAGCTGGAAGCCAAGGAGCTGGAGGCGCTCCTTAATACGGCTGTCGCAGATGGGCGTATCACTCAGGAACAGAAGCCCACTTACCTGAATCTTCTCAAGAGCGACCGAGCGAACGCTGAAGCTCTGCTGGCTAGCCTCCCCAAGGCGGATGCTAGAGCGAAGCAGTTCCACTCTGCGAAGCAGTTTACCCAGCCCACTGGATCGGGGGCAAATAAGTTCCATGGGAAGACGTGGCGAGAGCTGGATAAGGAGAATCTCCTTGCAGAGTATAAGAAGTGCGACCCTGAGGGGTTTGCAAGCCTCTACAAGGATGAGTTCGGCGTGGACTATCAGAACTAATAAATAAGAAGGAGAAAAATATGGCATTGAATAGAGAAGTTTGGCTGAGAGAGATTCAGGAAAACCTATTTCCTGACAACTCGTTTGTGGCAAAGTCCATTGACGATTCAGCTTTTGTGGATAATCATCGAGTGCATGTCCCCAATGCAGGTGCACCTAGTGGCGTAAAGCGAAACCGATCGGTCTTCCCCGCCACTGTTGGGACAAGAGAAGACAAGGATCTGACCTATGACCTTGAGCCATTCTCGACCGATCCTATCCGCTTACAGAATATCCTCGACCTGGAGCTGTCGTATGACAAGCGAAAGTCGGTAATCTATAACGACAAGGAGGCACTCCATGAATCGATCCATGACTATATCCTCGAGCAGTGGGCTAAGTCCAATGGTGGTGTCGTCCGAACGAGTGGTGAGCTGATGCCAGCACATACTCATTCAGGGGCGACGGGGAAGCGTAAGAAGGTTACGTCGGAAGATATCCTTGAGCTTCAGACTCAATTTGACCTTCAGAAGATCGCACAGGAAGGTCGATATCTGCTCCTGGATCCTGTGATGTACAATAAGCTCCTGGGGAGTCTGAGTGCGGCTGACAAGCATGCGTTCTTTGCTACCGCCGATGCCCAGCGAGGTATCCTCGGTCAGCTCTACGGCTTCCACATCATGAAGCGAGCTAAGGTTCTGCGCCTCAAGGCTGATGCAGAGACTATTCTCTTCGATGGAGATGCCCACGAGGCTACAGAGCTTGGTGCTGGTCTCGCCTGGCAGGAGGGCTGTGTTTCACGTGCTATTGGCGAAACCAATATGTACTACGAAGAATCAAGCCCAGAGTACTATGGTGAAGTGATGTCCTTTGACCAGCGTGCAGGGGGCTCAGGTCGTCGATTCGATAAGAAGGGGGTGATGCTCCTCGTAGAGTCCGCAGAGTAGATCTAACCTAGATAGAGGATATGTTACCACGAATCAAAATCAATTATCTCTCTGGTCAGCTTGGCACGGTGGGGACTAGCCCTGATGGGCTGGGCGCCATCGTCGCTGGAGCGACAGCTGTCGCCTCAACCTTTGAGCTGGGGATCAGCTATAAGCTTCGTAAGCTCTCGGAGCTGACAGCCCTCGGTGTTACCGAGGAGAACAATCCTGCCCTTGTGCATTTCGTGCGAGACTTCTACCGCCAGGCGGAGGAGGGTACGGAGGTCGTCGTTTATGGGGTTGATCCCGCAAAGACGATGACCGAGCTCCTTGCAAAAGAGGAGGGCGCAGTACGTAAGCTCATCGAGCGACATAGTGGGGCTCTCCGAGCGATCTTCCTCTCGAGCAGTGCGGGGGATAGCGAGGAGGCAACCGAAGGCTTATCCCCAGATGTCTATACCGCTCTCCCTGAGGCTCAGGTGCTCGCTGATTGGGCAACCTCAGAGCTGTATGCCCCCCTCTTCATCGTCATCGACGGTCGTGGCTACACGGGCAAGAACCTCAGAGACCTCTCCAAGCAGAGCTACAATCGAGTAGGTGTGCTTGTGGGGAGCACCAAGCAGGAGGATAAGGGTGCTAGCCTAGGTATCCTTGCTGGGCGTATCGCATCAATCCCCGTTCAGCGTAATGCTGGGCGAGTGCGTGATGGGGCGCTCAAGCCTGAGACCTTCTACCTCAATGGTAAGCCAATCGAGGAAGTGCAGAGTGAGATCATCGAACTCTACGAGAAGAGATATATCACCTTTCGCCGATATGTAGGTCGCACGGGCTACTTCATCGCAGATGACAATCTAGCGACATCGCCTACCGATGACTATGCACAGATCGCCAATCGTCGAGTGATCGATAAGGCATACCGTCTGTGCTATGATAGTCTCCTTGACCTCATGCTCGATGAGCTGGAGCTCAACGAAGATGGCACGCTACAGGCTCCTATCATTAAGGCTTGGGAGCAGAAGGTGGAAGATGCCATCAACCGAAGCATGACAGCCTCGGGTGAGCTGTCGAGTGAAGACGGTGAAGGCTGTCGCTGTGTCATCGATCCCAAGCAGAATGTCGTAGCAACGAGTAAGATTGAGCTCACCCTGAAGGTGCGCCCTCATGGCTATGCTCGCTACATCGATGTTGCACTTGGATTCCTTGTGACAGCATCCGAAACAGATAAGAAGTAAGCGCTATGGTCAATACGAGAGAATTTGAATGGTCGGACATCTCCCTTGTTGTCGCTGGACGTGACATCAAGGGCTTCCGTGGGGTAAAGTACTCCGAGAAGCAAGAGAAGGAAGCCCTCTATGCCAAGGGGAATAAAGCTCACTGTATCCAGTCAGGCAATATCGCCTACGAAGGGGAGCTAACCCTGACACAGAGTGAATACGAAACGCTCCGCCTTGCTATGGGGGGGAGTATCCTATCAGGGTCGCTCTCTATGGTTGTTGCTTACGGCAACCCCAGCAAGGGGGATGTGATGGTCACCGACGCACTCTCTGGGTGCGAGTTCACCGAGGACAGCACGGAGTGGAAGCAGGGGGACAAGTTCCAAGAGAAGTCTCTGCCCTTCGTCTTCCTGTCGAAGAAGTCAGTCTAACAGCATTAGAATAAGATTAGAATGGTATTTACAGCAGAACAAATCCAGCAGTACAAGGACAAGTACAAGCAGGTCTATGAGATCACCGTCGAGGATAAGAGTTGCCTCGTGCGTAAGCCTAACCGTAAGGATCTCAGCTACGTCTCAACGCAGAAGGATCCCATCCGAATGAGCGAGGTGATGCTCAATCAGATCTGGCTGGAAGGAGATGAGGAAATCCGAACGGATGACGAGCTCTTCCTCGCTGTCGTCAAGAAGATCGACGAGATCAGTCAAGTCAAGGAAGCGGAGGTAAAAAAGCTCTGAGCGATGCCGAGGTAGATGTCGTGGGGATGGAGGGCTTCCTCTTCCTCTCGACACTCCTCGAGTACTACCTCGGCATCGCTCCCGATGACCTCCCCGCTGAGGTCTGGGCGCGGA